CTCGGCGAGCGCGCGCCAGCGGAGCACGGCCGCGAGGGGCTTGACGGGCCGCTCCTCAGCGCTCACGTCCCGCCTCCGCCCGCCGGCACGATCCTCAGGTGCCCCTCTCGGCAGGGCGGGGCGGCCTCGAGACGGTCCAGTCGGTCACCCAGCGCGCCGAGCCGCGTCCGCTCGATCGCGGCCTCCTCGCGCGTCGTCGCGTGCAGCGCGCGGTCCTCGGCGACCGCATCGACGACCTCGCCGAGCCGGTGGTGGACGCCGCGGACCTCGACGCCCAGCGCGCCGACCGTGGCCGCGAGCACGTCCACGCGTCGGACGAGCGCCACGAGCACGCCGCCGAGCCCGACGACGGCGGCCACGAGGGTGCTCCACCACACGGCGGGCGGGATGTCGAGGATCACGGGGGGCACCTCCATCTACGCTGTAGACACCGAGTAGGTTGCGTCGACGGGCACGCTCCTGGTCAGTCCAGATCGCCCGCGACGGCGATCTCCTCCTCGGTGCAGGCGTCGCGGTACATCGTCAGCGTGCCCCCGACCGCGGCCTGCACGTCCTGCACGATCTCCCACTCCGTCGAGCCGTCGAGCCTTACGCCCGCGAGCGCGAGGAGCGTGTTGTCGTGGTTCGCGAGCGCGTTGATCGTGAAGGCCGCCGTCGCTACGAGCGCGCCGCCCGTCGAGTAGACCCGGTAGCGCACGATCGCGCCGGGCACGTCCGATCCCGCGCGCAGCAGGAACCGCAGGTCCACGACGCCCGCGGGGGCCGGGCCGGTGATCGGGTAGTACCGAGCGATCTCCGCGTAGGCCGGATTCGGATACTTCGTCCCAGCGATGACGAGCCCGGTGTTCGTTGAGCCGTCCCACCCGCGCCACTGCCGCGCCCAGTGCGACCGGCGGAAGCGCCGCCCGCGGAGCCAGTGGACGTTCTCCACGAGGTCGCGGAACTGCCGCTCCTGCGCGTTCGCCCCCGAGTAGATCGTCGCCGGGATGTCCCGGAGGTGGTATCCCGTTTCGCCTGGGAGTGTCACGGCCATGGGTCACGTCGGTCCGTGGACCGTCTCCCACGCGTAGACGCCGCCCGCGTAAAAGTCGGGGTAGTCGGCGTAGGTCCCCTCCTTGCGCGCCTCGATCGTGAGGAGCTGGCGGTAGGTCGCCGCCGTCCCCTTCGTCACGATCGGGATGTGCGTGAACATGACCCACGTCCCGCCCTCGACGCCGAGGAACCGACTCTCGACCGGGTACGCGCGCGCCTCGCCGATGTCCCACGCGCGCGGGAAGACGCCCGCGTCTCCGGGGCCGTTGACGCTATTCGTCGAGCCGAGTGCGCCGGCGATGTCCTGCGTCGTGATCCGCACGTCGGCGCGGGAGGCCACGTCCTGACCGAAGAGGCCGACCATCACGTGAATCCCAGGGTCGCTGCCGCTCTGGCTCAGCGTGATCTGGTACTCTGCGATCGTCGTGTACGCCGCGCCTACGCGGATGAACTGCGGCAGGATGAACGGGTCCTGAACCAATAGCCGCTTCGAACGGTAGAGCGTGTCGCACGCGCGGAGCATCGAGGAGATGGGCGACGCGCGGAACTTCTGGCGCTCGTAGCGCACGATGTCCGGCATGAAGGCCGCGCTGTCCGCACTCGTGAGGTTGTCCTCGTAGACGGAAATCGACTCGAACTCGACGATGGGGCCGCGGGCCAACTCCCAGGAGTCACCCGCTCGCGGTTCGTTGTTCCACTCTCCGTCGATGATCAGCCCACCGACCGTGGCTCCCACCGTGGCCGCCTTCATCACGCGTCGCCACGGGAGTTGCTCGTCGCCGGCTGGACTCACGGTCCGAACGTAGTAATCCATCACGTCATACAGCCCGTCCGTAGTGGCCGCTACGCCGTCGATGGTCGAGAAGTCCTCCGATGTGTCTACGATCGCACGCGTAGCACCAGTGGAGTCCATGACGCCCGTCGAAAGGCCCGTGTTGTTGAGAACGGGCGTCATCGCCTCGCGGTGGGTCATCCACAGCCGCCACGTCTGCGCCTTTCCGCGGCGGATCGCGAACGTGTGCCGCGCGGACGCGAGCGCTGGATAAACAGCTTGCGCGCCGGTCCCGAGCACGGCGAGCACGCTCGCGTCGGTCACGTCGCCGGGCGGGGACGAGGAGGACCCCTGCCCGTCGACACCGGCCCACAGGTAGACCGTGATCCCGGCGGGCACCTCCGCGCGCACGCGCAGGGCTGCGCGGATCGCGTGCGGGCTTGCGTCCAACCGGATCGGTCCCGTGATCGGCTTCCACCTCGGGGCCGTCGACACGCGGTAGGCGAGGGCATCGTCTCTCGTGCCCGACAGCGGCCATGACTGTGCGAGCATCCGGCGGCCCGCCTTCGCGATGCAGTCGTTCAGATTGCGCGCGACGAGCTTGCCTGTCAGCGCGTCGTACGCCTCGCCCTCGTCCGCGGCAGAGCCGTAGGCGTCGTCGTCGAGCGCGACGAAGGGACCGACCGTGACGCTCACGACCCGTACCTCTTCGCCGCGACGGCCGTGCCGCCGAGCGTGTCGTCGGTGCCGGCGAGGTAGGCGTACTTCTGCTGGTTCGCGGTCGGGGTGCCCACGTCGTAGCGCGCGAGCACGATGCAGTCGCCGGCCGTCAGCGCGTAGGGCACGCCGCCGAGCGTCCACTGACCCGAGAGGCGGATCACGTCGCTCGCCCCGGTGGTGATGGAGATGACCGTCACAGCGTTGTCCGACAAGCGCGCGCGGCGGAGGCTCACCACCTGCACGTAGTCGCCGACCGCGAATCCCGCCGAGTCCCGCGCCGGCACCGTGCCCGTCGCGACGGTCGGCGTGAAGTCGTTGACGTTGATCGTCACGTCGTACTGCGGGCCAGCACCGACGATCGCATACGCGGTGATCGACCCCGCCGGTCCGATGACCGGGCGCTTCCCGCCGAGATGCTCCCACGTCCCGTCTGTCACCCCGTCGAGCGGTCGCGGCCGGCGAGCCACAAGCCGCCACGCGCCGTCGTCCGCGGCCGTGAGCCCGTAGGAGCCGCGGCGGTTCGGCACGCGCTCGTTGGGCAACTCCCACGTCGCCTTGGTGCCGAGCGGCAGGAGCGCCAGGTGCTCCGGGAGCGCCGTGGTGAGGCGCGGCGGCGGGGCCTCGTAGCGCGTCACGAGGTCTATCCCTCGGTCCTGGAGGAGAGCGAGCGCGAGCCCGTCGCCCGGGTCGAAGCCGTCGGCCTCCACGGTCACGCCGCGATCGCTTGACACGCGGCGCTCGCGCGCGACACGCGAGGCCACGTCGACGACCATCGGCGTGCCATCCGCGCGCGCGCCCGAGAACTCGATGCGGCCGATCTGCGCGTCGAGGCGCGGGTCGTAGCCCGGGAACTCGGCCGCGCCCCGGGTCCGCGCGGCGAGGTCCCCTGTTCCGTACGCCGCGACCGTCTCCACCTCGTACGCCGACTCGTCCACGCCGAGGTTGATCTGTCCGTCCGCGACGAAGAGGAAGAGCCCGCAGGGTTCGAGGATGTGCTCCTGGATCCACTTCGCCGCGTTGAAGGCGCGGCCGTCGGCTCCCATCACGAACCGATCGAGCGCGAGGCCCGCGAGCCGAGAGTCGTCGCGGATGGCCTCGAACGATGCGACGTTCACACGGTCGATCGGCACACCGAGCCCCATCTGCGGCGCGGGGAGCGTGTCGTAGGAGTACGAGCCGTCGTTGTTTCCGCCGCCCGCTGTCAGGTCGCTCGTGCCCGTCGACAGGAGGAGGTTGAGGAGGATGGTCGCGGGGTGACTCGACGGTGTGAAGATGCCGGTGCCGATGTTCCACGAGCCGAACCACTTGCGCGTCGCGCTGTCCGCCCACCGCGTCTCGTCACTGTCGGTCGGCCACACCTGCAACACGTCGTCGCCGGGCGCGAGCTCCTGCCTGGGCGTGCCGAACAACTCGCGGCGCAGCACGAGGAAGATCCGCAAGGGCACGAAACGCGCGACGAGTTGCACCTCGATCAGCTCATCGCCGCACTTGAGCACGCCGCGCGCGTTCGCAACGTCGGGCGGGAACGGCGGGTCGTCATGCCCGCTCGTCACGTGGAGAAACCCGCCCGCGTCGACCGCGCCGAACACGGACACCGGGTTCCGCACGTCACGAAGCAGGCTGAACGCCGTGATGCGCCGGCCGCTCTGTCCCAATGCGATCCGGCGCTCCATGGGGCCGGTGATCGTGCCCGTGAAGAGCGACCGTCCGATCTCGCCGTCGAGCCGCGCGAGGTCCGACCGCGCGCGGATGACCCACGTCCCCGGCGCTCCTGCGTCGAGCCGGTACTCGATCGAGTCGATCGGCCCCGACCACAGCTCGTCCACGTTCGCGGCCGTCGCGGGGTCGAGGTCGTAGTCGCCGCGGTAGACGATGAGCCTGCGGCCCGTCCAGAACGGCGGGCGCGTGAAGACCGCATCATCGTGGTACTCGGTCCCGTCGCTCGCGGGGTGGTCGGTTTCGATCGTGCCGAACGCGCCGCGCGTCGTGACGTTCCAGGTCGTGCCGGCCGCGAGCGTCCCGAGCACGATCGCCTCGCGGCCGATCCAGAGCACGTCGTGTTGCGCGAGCCCCGTGTTGCTCGCCACGTCGATCGTGGTGTCGCCGGTCATGAAGTCGGCGTCGATGGACGTGTGAGCCGCGGGCGGGTACGAGAAGAGGTAGGCGAACGAGTCGATCGTGCTGCCGGTGACGAACGTCTCGCCGCGAAGCTCCGTCAACTCGACGGTGATCGCGCCGAGCCGGGTCGCCCCGGTCACGAGGTCGATCGACTCGTCGATGCCCGCGGGTACCGAGTGGAGCACGTCCACCGCGCGAGCGCTCGCCCATGTCGGGTTGACGCGCGTCGCGAAGAAGTCCCACGTTGGGTCACCGCCCGGCGCGGCCCCCGCGTCGAAGCGCCCAGGCAGCCCCTCGAGGCGCACGAGCGTGATCGGCCGGTTGCCGCGCAGGGCGATGGTCGTCGCGAGCGTCACACGTAGAGCCTCAGCGGTAGCCGCGCCTCGTAGAGGAACACGGCCGGGTACTGGAGGCGCGTCGCGCCGCCGCTCGCGCCGCCGATCACAGAGTCGTCAACGAGCCGCTCGATCCACGTCGGGTCCGCGATTGCGGCACGCACGTACGAGGTTGAGGTCACGTCCGAGTAGAAGCGGAAGTCCGCGACCGCCGCGGGGTCAGCCCACAAGGCTTGCAGCGCCTCGTTCGTGTAGCCCGCCTCGCCCGTGCGGATCTTGCCGAGCGGCAGGTGCTCCACGGAGGCGTGATGGGTCGTGTGCACCGCGAGCTCGTGGACGCGCACGCGCCCGGACACGGCGACGGACGCCGCGCCGACGCGCTCCACGAGCGCGCCCTCGTAGCTTTTGAGGTAGCGCTCCGGATACCAGCCCGACTCGTGCTGCACGTCGCCGGCCATCGACGCGACCGTGGCGCGGTCGCTCGTGAAGCCCATCTCCACGCCGAACGGTGCGCCGACCGGAGTCGTCGCCCACAGGATCGTGAAGGTGCCGACCGCGCGCGAGATCGTGATCGTGCCCGTCGTCGAGACGACGGCCGAGAAGTTCGCCGCGCCGCCCCCGGCGACGCACGCCGCGTTCAGCCGCGTCACCACCTCGGCGAGCAAGTCGGAGGCGGTCCCGTCGCCCGACACGTACCAGTCGCCAGCCGTGATCGTGGCGTCCTGCGCCCCGCCCATGTCCGAGGCGGTCAGGCGGATCGTGTCGTTGACGCCCGTCTCCACCGTGATCGGCCACAGCAGGCGGGGTCGCGTGAGTGCCATCGGCTCCTCCTCACTCGACGACGCGGCCGGAGCCGCGGCAGGCGACGCGGGACAAGTCGGCGTGCTCCCGCGTCGGCGCTCGGTGCCAGTCGAGCCGCGTGACGCGCGTCAGGAACACGTAGCGCGCGAACACCTCGGAGCCGCACACCGAGCATCGCGTGAGGTGCGGCACCCGCGCTCGGCGCATGCGACCACTCGGCGCGATGGTCGCGCTCCACGTCACGCGGCTCGCCTCGAGCGGTAGCCGAGCGACGCGGCGCGGTCGACGCCCTCCGCGACCGCCAGCGCGATCTCGTCGCGCGTGGCGAGCGCGCCTTGCACCGTGACGGACACGTTCACCGCCGCGCCCGCGCCGCCTTCGCCCGGTCGCCGGACGCCCGTCGTGCGCTCAACGGAGCCTGTGAGCGGCCCGCGCGCGGCCCCACCGCCGGCCGTGTTCGCGCCCTGCGAGATGAGCGCCGCCGCGCCCTTCAAGGCGCCGCCGAACGCGATGAGGGCCACGCCCGCGGCGGCGGCGGCGCCACCGGACAGCGAGAAAAATGGGATGGCCGTCAGGAGCGCCGCCGAGAGCAGACCGAACGTTCCGAGCTGGATCGCCATGGAGCCGACCATCGACAGGAAGTTTGCGAGCGTCGCCTTGCCGCCGCGGTCGCTGCCCGACACGAGGTCCTCGAAGAACCCGCCCATCACGTTGGCCGACCCGGACACGAAGTCGGCGAGCAAGTCGGACCGCGCCTGGAACCCGGACTCCTCGATCGCGTAGAGCCGGTCCTGGTACGCGGCCTCGCCGTCGATCAGGCGGTTCCGAGATGCCACCTCTGCGGCCTCGCGCGCGTGGCGGCGCTCCGTCTCGCGCGTCTCGGGAGCGGGTCCCTGCGCCTCGCCGATCACGCCCGCGGCGGAGAGGTCTCCCGGGGCCCCCGTCTCCTCCAGGAGCTTCGAGATCGAGCCGGCCCCGCCGCCCGCGACCGCGAGGAGGTCCGTCACCTCGCCCCGCACTGCTCGAATCGACGCGCCGTGGAACGTCCACGCGCGCGTCGCCTCCGCGAGCGGCGGCACTTGCGCTTCGAGCGCTGCCGCGAGCCGGTTGAACTCGTCGCGGGTCGTGACCCCCGCCTCATGATCGGCCACGAGCGCGGCGCGCTGGCGCTCGAGCACCGCGATCTCCTCCTCCGTCTGCACGCCGAGCTTCTCGGCCATGATCCCGGAGGCGGTCATCGACCGGCCGAACGACTCGATGTCCCCGCCCGCGTTCGACACCGCGCGCGAGAGGCGCAGGACGCGCGTCTCCATCGATGTGGTGAACTCGCCCGTCCGCACGAATTCCTCGCCGAGCTTCTTCGTCTCGGCCGCGACGCGCTCCGGCGTGAGCGCGGTCAGCGCGCGTTGGAGCTTGTCCGTGTGGTCAATCAGGTCGCGAGACGCGTGCTGCGCGTCGCGGTAGGCGCCGACCGCCTTGATCGTGCCCGCCACGAGCGCCGTGAGCGCCGCGAGCGCCAGGACGATCGGGTTCATGGCGAGTGCGAGAAGCTGCGCCCCGAGGGCCTTCACGCCGCCAGCGACCGACGCGAGAAGCGGGGCGAGCGACATCAGCGCGCCCGCCACGTTGCCGCTCATCGCCGCGCCCAACGTGTGAGACACCCCGTTCGCGATCAGCATGCTCTTGGCCATGCCGTCGAGCTGCTGGCCGAACGCCTTGGCCGCCTGCCCCGTCTGCGCCGCGGCCTTGCCGGTCGCGCCGAGCGCGGCCGAGGCGCTCGCCGCCACGGCCGGGACGTTCGTGGTCGCGGTAATGCCGATCGTCACCGAGCCCGCGCTCAGATCGGCCATGGTGTCACCTCTCGTGCGGCGCGGGGCCGCCCTTCACCGTCGCGAACGACAGCCCGCCGGCCGCCTGAGACCGCATCTCGGCCGACCGCTCGCGCGCCTCGATGACTTCGAGCCGCTCCCACACGCCGCAGACGACATCGAGCGCGTCGAGCGTCTTCGCGTCCTGGTCCGTCGAGCCGCCCGCGCTCGGCAGGAGTCCGTGCAAGCGCAGGTAGCGCGCCGGCCGGAGCATCGACCGCGCCCACTCGGCCGCGTCGTGAACGAGTCGCGGGCACGTCGTGAGGTCGAGCGCGTCGGTCACGCCTTCGAGCCCGATCGCGACCGGCACCAGCCCGGGCACGGGACACGACCGCTCCGCCTGCGTCTCCTCCGGGCACGTCGAGCACTCGTAGCGCCGCCGCCGCGGCCCGTTCTCGGAGCCGAGACACCACGCGACCTCGGCGGCGCACGTCAGTCCCGCGCTTCGTCCTCCGTGAGACCGGAGTCGCGGATGATGGCCGCGGCGAGCTCGTCGACGAGCGTGAAGCCCATCTCCTCGCGGAAGAACCTGCGACGGTTTGCGAGCCCGGACGGGTACTCGACGGGATGGCCCGCTCGCGTGAGGCACCGGACCGTCACGATCGCACGCGCGCAGATGCCGGCCGCGTAGGCGTGCGGGTCCGGCTCGGGGAGCCCGCGCGGGCGGACGGTCGACTCCTCGTGCGCCTCGGAGCGCATCGCGTGCGTGAGGCGCTCGTAGCACCACACGGTTCGCGACGGGTGTTCCGGGGGCAGGGGTCGGTCCTCCGCGAGCATGTACTCGCGGAGCTTGTCGAGAGGCTTGAGGTCGGGCATGGCGTCGTCTCCGGCGACGGGGGGCGGGATGTTACGTGAAGGTGAGGACGAGTTCGTCGTTGCCCGCGTCGGCGCTTCGGCAGCACACGCCCGAGAGCGTGAGCATGCGGATCCCGTTTTCGGCGGACGGCGAGATGCTCGTGATGCGCGCGACGGGCGCGGTGATCGTGAGACGCTGCTGCACCGTCGAACCGACCTGGATCGACAGCGCGTAGGGCGTGTTCGCGAGCATGTTCGCGCGGAAGGCGTGCGTCGCTTCGAGCGGCTCGACGACCTTCATCGTGAACTTCGTCTCGCCGCCGGCCAACTCGAAGTTCGACACGCCGTCGGCCGCGTTCGCGGACGGGACCTCGGCAATCACGTTTGCAATGTCGAACGCGAACTCCCCGATCGCGGGGGTGTACGCGCCCGCGCCGCTCGGCGTCAGTGACGTGAGGCTGGCGGAGATCCACGCGACCGCGTTGACCGAGTCGATCGAGATCGACGGCAGAGCCGCTGTGGTCGGGGCCGCCATGTGACCGCGCGCGGTCCACTCCGCGATGACGGGCTCGCCGACCTTCGCGCCGAACTTCAGCGACCCGCGGCACCCGAGCGCCTGGACCTTCGTCCCGTCGACGAACTTCTCGATACAGGCAGAGTTGCCGTTGCCCGTCGATGCCGCGGCGGATGCGCGGCGGAATGCGACCGACCCGAGGTTGTCGTTGCCCGTCTCCGGCGTGTACGTGACGGCCATGCCGCACATGGCGAAGAGCGGGTCGAACTCCGCGGGTACGCCCGACGCGCCGTTCGCGGCGTCGACACCGAGCAGGTACGTCTTGAACGAGATCGGCCGGCGACGCGCGCCGATCACCGCGCCGCTCGGGGACAGCGACACGTCCGTGTTTCGCATGACGTGGGAGTCGTAGTCCTCGCCGAACTCCACGTCCCACGCGCGCACCTCGTCGCCCTGCACGGCCGTCGGGTCGGTGCCCTCGGTGGCCTCGCTCTTCGCGCGAAGCACCGTGAACTTGTCGCGGAGTGCCATTCTCGGACCTCCTTACGGACCGCCCAGCGTGTCCGTGACGTACTCCACGACGGGGAGCGTCAGCACGGCATGGTGACAGACCACGCCGCCGATCTTCTCGACATCGACCACGCGCACCGAGACCGGAGCGGCCACGAGGTTCGGGTTGCTCCCGAGCGACATATCGCGCCGGAAGGCCGTACGCACGGACTCGATCAGGTCCTGGAACGTCGTCTCGGTCGAGGCGTCTGCCGAGATCGCGTAGTACGCCTCGATCACCACAGTGTGCCGGTCGATGAAGAGTTGCGCGTTGCCGTCGGGCGTGTCGGCCGCGGTGGCCTCGCGCGTGATGAGCCACGCGTTAACGGGCCCGCTGGCGGTCGCGAGGAGCTGCGCAAGGGCGACGGCTCGATCGGGGATCCGGCGCAGATACTGATGAACCTTGCCCACGCCACTTACGGCCGCGAGCACCGTCGCGGCGCCTGCGATCGCGGTGCTAAGCGCCACGAAGTCGCGTCCTCAGCGCCGCGTCATACACCGCCGCGAACTTCCGCCCGATCGATGCCCGCGCCGCGAGCAGTCCGCCGGCCATGTAGTGCCGGCCCTTGATGCCCCGCTTCTTGATCACGGCCGCGACCGCCCAGGCCATCTCTGTGACGGTCATGGGTCGATCCGGCTTCGTCTTGTAGTGCCGCGTCCAGGCGAGCCCCTTGCGCTTGACCCACAACTCGATCGCCGGGATTGCCGCCTTGCCCGGATGCTTCCCCGGCTCGCGCCCATCTTCCATGGGCGCGGCGTAGACGGCCGTGCTCCCCGCCTCGGCCCGCGCCTCGGTCGGGGTCGACGACACGCCGCGCGCCGCGATGCTTGCCCGCAACGCGCCCGTGTTCACCGGGGCGCGCCTCCGAGCCTCGCTCGCGATGTCGAGCGCGACCGCCTCCACGGCGTCGGCCATTGCAGCCTGTGACGCAGCCGCGAAGCCGTCGAGCCGCTTCATCGTCTCATCGAGGCCGGCGACGGTGATGGTGATCGACGTGCTCATCGCAGGATGAAGAACGGCGCGTATCGATCGTAGTTCGGCTCCCACTTCGAGAGCACGACCGTGTGCATGAACAACAACTGCCGCCTCGCTTCACCCCAGTTGACGAAGCCGCCGACCGTCTCGTGCGCGTCGGCGTTGAGAACCTTGTCCTGATACTGCTTGAGGTAGCGCGCGCCGAGCCGCTCGAACCTCTCGAACTGTGTCATCTGGTCGACGATGCCGGCCTCGATGTTCGAGTCCACGAGGTCGCTCGTCTCGCCCATCAGCATCGCCGCGCCGTAGTGGGCCGAGAGGTCCATGAGCGCCTCGTCGTCGCTCTTCGGGACCGTCGTCGTCGTCTGTGCGGTCGTGTCGTCGACGTTCGTCTTGAGACCGTTGAGCGCGTGCGACGCGGTGTAGATCATCGCCCACGAGGTCGACGACGGCGGGGAGACCGTGCGGAACCGAAGGCGCGCGGAGCCGTCGCTCACGCGCTCCACGCGCGTCTCGTCGCGCGGCAGGAACACGGGGTCGTCCTCGCCGGTCGGGTACTCGACGGCGAGCACCTCCGACTCGTCGACGATGAAGTCCGTCGGCAACGAGCCGTACGGGTTGCCCGTGCCCACGGTCGCGGCCGTGATGCGCACGCGCGGCAGGTCGTCCGAGTACTTCTTCAACGCCTGCCGCACCGCGTCCTCTTGGAGCGTCGCGGTAAAGCGCGAATCGCTCCCGAGCCTGCGCAGCGCGCCCGCAGCGGTTTGCGCGTAGGTCGCCACGTGGCTACGGCGCCAGGCAGAACGAGATGATCATCTCGGCCGCGAAGGCCGGGTCGGCGTCAACCCCCGCGCTCGACACGAGCACATCGAGCTTCGATCCCGCGGCGATGACCGGGGCGTCGATCACATCAGCGCAGGTCGTCTCGGCCTCGTCGATCGTGCAGGTGAGTACCGTGGACCCACCATCGTCGCGGAGCGTGACGGCCCACGGATCGTTGAGAGCGCCGGGGGCCACGTCCACGAGGACGCTGAGGTTGTGCGCGGTCAACTCCGTGACGGTCCGATACTGATCCTCGTCCGTTTCCGTCACGCTGAACGACGCGGCGCCCGTCGCGACATCCACCGCCGACAGGCTCACGTAGTCGTCGGTGGCGCTCGCCTCGGTTGGGTTGTAGAAGACCGTCACCATCTGGGTGCAGACCGTATCGGCGATCTCGCTGTCGCCAATCTCTCCATCTCCGATCATGGCCGCCGTCACGATGGCCGTGTCGCCGGTGGTCACGACGGTCCCATCCACGTCGTTCACCGTGTACGTTCGGTCCGCCGTAAGATCGGCCACAGCGAACGTCCCCACGAACGACCCGGCGCCGCCGCTCGGCGGCGCGAACCCGATCACGTCATCGTTCGCGCCCGCACCCTCGACCAACAGCTCCACGCCGTGGACGGTAGCCTCTGTAGCCGTCCACTCGTAGTGGGAGGCGCCGCCCGTGCCCTGCGGATAGAAGTACAGGGCGTCGTTCACGCCGTTCGTGATCGACAGGAACGCATCGGTCGCGCTGTCGATCGCGGGGACCGCCGCAGGGAACGCGGCGGAGGCGCCAACGAACAACATGAGTGCGTTGTCGTCGTTGGCGGGTCCCGCCTCCGCCGTGATGCGGGAGTAGCCGCGGTAGTCGGGGCCAGCGCCACCGGCCGCGTCATCCGCGTGGTGGAGCAACTGAATCCGCGGGTTCGCAGCGGCGCCATCGCCAAGGAGGGCGTCGGGGTCCCCCGCACGGAAGAGGACCATCTTGGCCTGGTCGTTGTCGATCGTGAGGTCGGCCGCGCCGAAGTCGAGCGTCGTGTTCACGTCTGTTCCGTCGACGCAGGTCACGCAGGCGAGGCCGTCCGCGGCTCCACCTTCTGACGCGCTGCTCGCGTAGTTGCCGGCGGTATCGGTCCCGAGGTCGATCTGCTCGCACGTAGCGGCTCCCGCGGCTGTCACGCCGCGCGCCCAGGTGGCACCGGCCGGGCAGTCCTCGCCGTCGGCCGCGAGCCCAACGGCCGTGTCCGCGGCGATGACGTTCGATGCGGCGTCGAGCGTAGCGTTCGTGATCGTCCCGTCTGTCGCCAGATCCAGACCTGTCGAAGTGATTGTGACCGTGTTCGCGCCACCACCGATAGACACCGCTCCGGTGCTAGTACCGGTAGCGATGTTGACGATGTTGTTGTTGTTGTGATTGAGACTCACAACCCCGCCAGCCATCGTGAGTGCGGCGCCCCCAACGATGTTCGCTGCGACGTCGATGCTACCGTCAACCTCCAAAAAATCGGAGACATAGACATCTCCGTTGCCGGACGCGCCACTCTCGGCCGTTCCGCTGCCGAAGGATACCATCTGGCCGGTGAGCACAAGCCCAGTACCATCGACCGTGATCGTGTCGGCGAGTTGCGTACCGTCGATCCCGTCCGCAGCGATTCCGATGTCTCCGGCCACGCTCAGGGTCGCCGGACTGGAGGCCGATACGGCGACGGTGCCAGCCGCGTTGGGGAAGTTCCATGCGCGGTCGGCCGTCAGGTCGACGGCGGAGAGCGTGCCGGTGAATCGCCCCGCGCCACCTGCCGTTACCACCCACGCAAGGATGTCGTCGGTCGCCGTCGCGGTCCGTACGTCGGCCGTGCCAAGCACACGGAGCGAGCCCGCCTCCAGGTAGCCGCCCACGTCGAGGCCCTCGGCTCCGTTCAGCGTGTCCACGCAGATGAAGCCGCTGGCCCCGGTGCTACTCCAGCAGGCCGCCACCGCGTCGTTGTCGTTCGCGAGCCAGTCGATCGAGCCGACCGAGGCCATCGCCCCGGTCGTGATGGTGAGCGTCCCCCCCATGCCGAGGTCGGTCACGCCCGACACCGCGCCCGTCGTCGACACGTCCATGCCCGTGGAAGCGATCTCGACGGTGTTGCTCCCGCCGCCGATCGTGACGGCGGCGTTCGTCGTCCCCGTCCCAAGGTTCGTGGTGAAGTTGCTGGACGCGTTCATGCTCACCGTCCCCCCCGTGACGGTCATGCCCGCGGCGCCGGTCATCAGCCCCAGCACGTCGAGCGCGCCATCCGCCTCGAGCGCGTCCGTCACGTACAGGTCCCCGTCCCCGACGGCCACCTCGGCCGTGCCGGTGCCGTACTTCGTGATTCCGCGGACCGTGAACGTGTCCGTCGCGGCGTTGCCGAGTAGGGTGTTCCCGGTCGCGGTCAGGTCTGTCACGGTGAGTGCGCCGACCCCCACGACACCGGTCACGTCCAGGTCGCCGTTGATGCACAGGTCGTTCGCGCCCGTTGCGGTTGAGCACGCGGTCGTCCCCGTCTGAACGAGTCCCGTGCGCGTGACCGAGAACGTCCGCGTCTCGGAGCTGTTGCGCGCCTCGATCGAGTAGGTGTCGTAGCTCTTGGGCGTGACGCGCAGCCAGTCCATGTCGGTGGCGTCCGCGTAGACCACGGCCGACACGAGAGCCAGCGTCACCGCGAGCGGGAGCCAGTGCTTGACGTTCTTCATGAGGAGCCTCCCGAGCGCGACGGCGCTCGATGATGCGGAAAACCTTGCGGCAGAAGGTGGCGCGGCGGGAGCCAGGCTCGGAGAGCACGGGCGGTCCCCGGGAGAGGACCAGAGTGCAAGCCGGCCCCCGCCGCGTCCACGCAGATCGTTCGAGCCCGTTACGCGACGATCGCGCCCTGGAGCGGGCGGAAGTCGACGCAGCCGATGCCGAACGGGAACTTGATCTTCCACTGCTGCTCGTCGTCGGTGAACACGCGGCCCACCGTCGGCGTCGAGTTCAGGAAGATCTCCGGCTCGGTCTGGTTGTCCAGCACGCCCACCACGATGCCCGGGCGCTTCTGCGGCGACGCAGCGCCGTAGTAGTTGTTCGTGTCGGCCCGGAGGTACGGCGACAGCACCACCTCGTACTGCTGGTAGTGGATGTTCTTCGCGTTGTTCGCCGTGTGCGGGAGCTGCTCGGTGTTGACCAGCTCGAAGGCAGTGGCCTCGAGGTTGACCGGCACGATCAGGACCTCGGGGAAGAGCCCGATCGCCTGGAGCGCCTGCGGGTCGGTCTGCGCCCACATCTGCCGGCGGAAGATGTTGAGCCCCTCGGCCGACAGCGCCGTCGCGCTGAGGTTGTTGTGTGTCGCGTGGTACAGCACGAGGCCCGCGCCATCGCCGGCGTAGACCGTGTCGTTGATCGCGGCCGTGTAGCCGATGAGCGAGTCTGCGCACGCCTGCTCGATCGTGCGGAGGCCCGCGTCGCCGAGCTGGGCCAGCACGCGTTGGATGAGCCCGAGGTCGTCGTTGCGGAGCGCCATCTCGGTGACGCCGAGCACGTTGCCGCGGCGGGCCACCGTGACGTTCGTCGACTCCTGCGTGCGCACCGTGTTGCCGATCAGGTCCGTGTAGGTGGTCTGATCGTTGGCGAGCGTGCTGAGCGCGGGCATCACGCCGTAGCTCAGGTAGGCGACGGCCTTGAAGTCCTTGTGCGACTCGACCTTCGTGAACTTCGTCCACGTCGGCGGGATCGCGCGGAAGGCCGTGAGCACGGCGCGGTTGGCGCTCGACGACAGCGCCGTATTGTAGATCGACTGGTTGACCGTGATCGCCTCCGTCGCGCGGCGCGACGTCGCGGGGAGCACGCCGCGGATCATCCGCTCGTACAGCGGGGTCATGCGCTCGTGGTGCGACTCGTGGGCGCGCACGAACTCGCGGCCGTCGGCCGCCGCGGGCGAGTAGCCCGAGACGACCATGCACAGCTCGCCCCAGGACTGCGGGGCGCGCACGGCCGCGTACCGCTTGCGCGCCTCGGCGAGCGTGCCTCCGCCGACGAAGAGACCGCGCACCGCGTCCTCCTGCTGGCCGTGCAGGACCGCCTCCGCGACGCGCCCGCGCGCGCGCGGCTGCATGCCGAAGTCGTACGGGAGCTTGTTCGGATCGAGGCCGAACGCCTTGTCCACCGCGATCGCCTTGATCTCGTTCTCGTCGATTCCCATCTCGACGGCGCGCGCGTGCCGGCTCGCGCTCCAGCCGAGGTGCGGGGAGTCCTTCGGGGCCGCGGCGGCGAGCTTCGCGACGCGCTTGATCGCGGCCTCGACGACGGCGGCCTCGACGACGCGGCCGGCGAACTCCTCGCGGAGCGCGTCGCGGTAGGCGTCGGGGAGCATCGCCGCGTCGATGAGCGCGGCCGTGCGGGCCGCCGCGGTCGCGGCCATCTCGCGGGCCTCGGCGTCGGCCGCGAGCTTCTCGAGCCGGGCGACCGCCTCGCTCGCGCGCTGCTCCGTCGCCCCCGCCGCCTCGGTGTCCCCCGCGGGGGGCGGAGCGACGGGCGCGTCGCCGGGCGCCATCGCGGACATGACCTCGATGCACGTCTCGAGGTAGCCGACGCACTCGTCCATCTTGCCTGCGGTGCATGCGTCGAGCGCCTTCTGACACAGCGTGGCGAGTGCGGTCATGTCGTGCCCCGCCTCCTTCGCGCGCGTCGCGAGGTTCGCCTTGAGCACTTCGAGCAGCGCGGCGTCGGTCGCGACGTTCTCGACCGCGCGCCCCGCCGACTCCGCGCCGCGGAGCAGCGCGGCGAGGATCTTCGTCGCCAGGTCCTTGATCTTGGGATTCATGTCGGTCCTTCCGTGCTCTCCGGGTTGAGACTGCCTCGCTGCTACCAATCGCGTGAAACAGCCGCCGGCCGCCGGGTCGTGAACGATGTCCACGCTCCGCACGTGCCGCACGGCGTCCACAAACATCACCTGATGCCCCTGCGCGATTCCAGCGTGACTCTCCACGTCGACATCGACGGAGAGTCCGATGCGCGCGCCTTCGCCGCCATCGAGCCAGCCCGCCGCGGCGTACTCGCGCAGACGCTCGGCGATGACCGCGCACGACTCGAACACCACGAGGTCCGCTGTGAGCGCGAGCTTGCCGTCGTCGCCGCGCTCGGCCGTCACGTTTTCGTAGCGGCCGACCCAGTTGCCGATCACGCCCGGGAGCACCTCGAACGCCTCACCGGGCAAGTGAATGATCTTCTCGCCGTACTGGTAATAGCCCGCGGGCTTCGCCTCGAACATGCTCGCCGCGGCGTCGAGCGTCGATGCCGGCCAGAAGCGGCCGTTGAGCGACAGCCCCTCGCGGATGAGCGTCACGCGCCAGCGCGCGCCCGTCTTCGCGGCAAGGTCCTCCGCCGACGCGACGGCAAACCCCGCGAGGAACTCCGTCACGCGCTGGATCACGACGCGCCTCCCGCGATGCGGCCAACCGCCGCCGTGGCTTCGTCGACCGCGTGCGTGAGCGTCGCCACCTGCGCGCGCAGGCTCGCGGCCTCGGCCGTCGCCGTGGCGTGTTGTGAGCGCAGCCCTTCCAGCGTCTCCGCGAGCGCGCGTGACTCCTTCGTCACGGCCGCAGGCTCGATCGCCAGCACGGCCACGCCGTGCTCGTCGAGCCACGCCTTCGCCTCGGCGGTCGTGAACTCGCCCGCGTCGAAACGGTACGACTGCGCGACCACGTACTCCGACCCGAGCGGTCGACCGAACACGAGGTCGACGCCGGCCGCGATCGGCTTGCGGCGGAAGGACTCCGGCTCGAACTCGCCGGGGTCCTTCACGCGGGCCGTGTGCTCGGTCGGGTAGGGCATCGCGTTACTTCTTGCCCTCGTCCTTGCCGCCCTTCTTCTCGGCCGCGTCGAGCGCGGCCTGGTCGAACACGTGCCGCTGCCCATGGAGCGTGACGACGGAGAGCTCCACGTCGCCGGTGATCGGGTTCTCGCCCCAGCGGAACCCGGCCACGTAGTCGGCCGTCACGCCCTTGCGCTCCGAGAAGTCAGCGCGGTGCGCGTCCTTCTCGCCGACGCGCCCGCGCGGCTCGCGGAAGGTGAGCTTCGACAGGAGCGCCGCGAACCGCGGGTCGGCCGCGACGGTCTTTGCGCGCGCCTTCGCGCTGAGTGCGGCGAGCTGCTCCTTCGTGTACGCGTCGGCCATCGGGAGTCTCCTCGTTACACGGCGATCGATGCCGCCGTGGTGCAGTGGCAGTTGACGACTTCATCGACCGGGAGCGCCGGGTCGTGAGGTCCATCCGCCATGGTTCCGTTCACGTCGAATTTCTCGTGCGCCGGGATCGTCGTCCCGTTGAGCGCGCGGTGTGCGGGCCGCGGGTTCATGCTCGACGACCACAGCCACGTCTTTGTCATCAGCCCCGGGACGCGCTTGCTGAGGCCCGTCACCGCCGAGTTGTGCGACCGATTGAACGCGCCGAGGAGCTCCGTCCGGACGATCGCCTCGGCCCTGTAAAGCGGGCTCTTGAACGCGCCACCAGTGGGAAGCCCCTGCTTGTCGTCGTCGCCGACGATCGCGGTCATCGCGTCGAACGGCGTCCCGCCTCCGCGGATCACGTTGCCGACGGCGGTCCTCACGCGCCGCCTCACCTCGTCCGTCACGTCCCGCACCATGTCCCCGGCCGTCTCGGACGCGAGCGCCATGGCGCGCAGATCCAGCACTGGGACGAGCGCGTCGTAGCCCGCCTTCGCGCCGCGCACCGTGGCGAGCGGCCTCGTGAGCGACGCGCGGCCGAGGTGCGCGGCGTCGCGCGCGCCGTCGGTCACGGTCGCCGTCAGCCTGCGATCGAGGTCGTCGATCGCGCGGTCCAACTCGGCGAGCACGGCGCGTCGTTGCGCGAGGCCAAAGTCGGTCTGCCCCTTCTGCGAGAGAAGCCGCCGCATCTCGGCGCGGGCCGCGAGCACTTCGCGTTGCACGGCATCGATCCGCGAGCGGTCGAGGTCCTCCATCTCGCGGAGCACGCGCGCTATCGCGTCCCGCCACTCGGGCGCGCCGCGGGTCGGCCGCCGGGCCTCGCCCGCGCGCACGACCCCCAACATCACGCCGCCGACTTCGCGCGCGCGCGGCGGTAGGCGCGCTCCGCTCCGCGTGCGCCCTCGTCGCGCGCCACGTCCTGCGGCGTCGCAGCGGGGGCGGTGGCAGCCTCGTCGGCCGCGTTGACCTCCACGCCCGTGACGGTCGAGATCACCGACGCGAAGACGCGCATCGCCGTCTCGTGCGACACCCAGCCCTCCATGCGGGCCGCCGACAAGGCGGACGCAAGGGCCGCGACCATCGCGCCGGACGCGACCGACCGTTCGCCCTGGTCCACGATCGGAGACGCGGCGACCGAGTACGACCCGCGCGCGAGAGCCTCGCGCGGGAGTTCGTTCCGCGACACCGCGTAGGCGAGCTGATCATCGATCGCGCACTCAATCAGCCGACCGAACAGCGCCTGCCGCTCTATCAGGCCGCGGATCGCGGGCGACCCCATCGCCGATGCCGTGGCGAGATTCACGTCCTCCGGGTTCGACAACCAGTGCGGGGGCATGCGCGCGGCGCGTGCCGCGTGGTCGAGGAAGAGCCCGGCGATCTGCGCCGTGTCCGCGCCCTTGTAGTCGGGCGCGAGCGGGCTCCACCGCTGCTTCGCGTCGTGTACGTTGAGCGTGCCCGGCGCCGGCGGGTCCTTCATCCGCTCCTCGAACTTCTTCAGGGCCGGGTCCGTGAGCCCCTCGATCGACACGTCCCAGACAACGTTCTGCTGGTACTCGGTGCGGATCAACGTCCCATCGAGGAACGTCGTGAGCCAGTCGGCCGCGTCGAACCCTGACACGAGGTCCGGGAGTCCCCAGTCGCCCGGCTCCACCTGGTTGACATTCACAAGGAAGCACTCGCCGCCGCCGAACGTCGCGCGCTCGGCCCGCGCCTCGGCGCTCAGCGCAAGCGACTCGTCACCGCTCATCACCACGCGGAGGGTCGTGCGCTCCGGGGCCAGCGCGTTGCTCCCGAGCGTCACGCCCGTGATGACGCTCGCGTTCTTCGGGTCGCGTGCGAGGCCCGCCACCGAGTGCGGCGACACGTACCGAAGCCGCGTCACGCCGTCCGCGTCGCGCCGGCGATCGAGCACGAGCATCCCGAACATCGCGAGCGCGCGGACGAACGTCGTCTGCCGAGCCGGCCAGTCTCCGAACGCGCGGTCGTACCAGTGGCGGTCGATGACCGCCTGCACCTTCGGGTCCTTCGCCGTGACGGTGAAGCCCGAGCCGACGACGAACGACGTGTGGATGTCGATCGCGCTCTTGACCACCGAGTTGCTGAGGTAGAGCTGCGTGGACAGCTCCAACGCGCGCCGCCGGGCCTCGTAGCTCAAGTCGTATCGAGCTGCCTGCCCGCCGCTGATCCGCCGGAAACCCGCGTCCTCCACGGCCGCGCGCGAGCGGTAGTTATCGGCGATCGACTCCGTGGCGCGCCCGTCCTCACCCCATGCGGCGCGCACCTGCGCGCGCGCCTCACGCACCGCGCCGGCGAGCGCCACCGTCGCGCGCACGGACCCCGCCCACGTCTCGCGAGCGAGGCGCGGCGCGCGGGCGCGCGCGTCCTGCCATCGCGAGCGGAGACGGTCACGCACGGCCACGGTCACCTCCTCGCGTCACCGCCCGCCGCCCCACATCCGCGACCGCATCCGCGACCGCGTGCGCGTTCGACGCGACTCGTCGAGCGCCACGACGTTCCCGCGCGGCGTGATCTTGTTCACCGGCTCGCCGCGCGCCAGGCCGTTGCACGCGTAGCGCATCGCGTCTACCGCGTCGTCCTGCACCTTGAGCGGCTCCTCGCGAGCGGCGAGCGTCATCGGCCGCCAGCGGTAGCCCTCGATCTCGCGAATGACGTTGACGCACCGCTCGTGGACGAACAATCGCGGCGCGACCGCGGGGAGGTCCCCGCTCGATGACGCGTGGTGCATCCACGTCGCGATCCGCTGGATGCCCTCGTGCACCGCGTCGTCCGCGCCGCGCGCGGGGAGCCCGTGTCTCACGTACGCGTCGATGTTTTCCGGCCGGTCCGGCCCGCAGTCCACGGACGCGACGCCCCACCGCTCGCACTTCGCACGCGCTCGAGACACCCACGAGTCTCCGCCCTCGACGGGCTCGACGAGCAGCCCGGACGCGTACTCCTCATCCACGACCCACACGTTCCCGTCTGCATCGGTCCCTGCGACGACCAGCGCGCCCGGGTGCGACCACCCCCAATCTTGACCCGCGACCACGTGAAGCAGAGCCGGGACGCGCGTGTCATCGACGACGTGGACCGAGCGCGAGAACTCCTCGTAGACCTGCCCCTGCCACGCCTCCCACGACGCCTCGTAGTCGCGCCGGAAGATCCGCGGCGGGAGCTGCCGGCGGGCCTTCGCCACGTCCGCCTGTGTCTCGGGCGAACACGTGTTCTCCGCCGTCGTCCAGTGGTGGTAGCCGTACTCGGGATCGTGGTGCGCGTCGTTCTCCAGAGCTCGCCGCGCGAACGCCTCGAAGAACCAGTTGCGGCCGAGCGGCGTCGAGTCGACGATGCACCACCCGCCCGGCCGTCCCGGTCGGGCGGAGAGCCGCGAGCGGATGCCGTCCGTCCACGCCTCGGACTTGAGACGCGCGGCCTCCGTGATCCACGCGCCGTCTAGCCCTTCTGCTACCAGGCTATCCGGCCGGTCGCCGGACTTGTACTCGATGAGCACTCCGCCTGCGAGCCACACCCGGTGGCCTGCGCGGTGTAGCACGAGCTGCTTCCAGTACGGCGCGAGCATCGACGAAATCTCACGCCGCTGAATCAACGTCTGCGAGTAGACCGGGCCGATCGCCCAGTAGCGCAGCAGCGGGTCCTGGTCCTCCCACGCGGCCCCCGGCGTGTAGCGCCACCGCTCGCCGCGCGCGTGGACGCGCTCGATGTCCCGAACGATGCGCCGCATGAACGCGCGCGCGCCCGCCCACGTCCCTCCGCTCCGCGTGCCCTTCACGATCACGATGAACCTGTGATCGTCGACTATCGCACGGCCTTGCTTCCGGTGCGGCCGACTGCCGGCGAGAATGTTGATGCGATCCGCCGCCATCCTTCCTCGGCCCTCTCGATCGTGCTCGCCGACGCCGCACACGCCTCAGAGCAGTATAGCGCGGCCCCCGTCGCTGGCACGTAGACCTCGACGAACGCGCGCTCATCCTCCGTGGCGCGCCCACATCCGCCGGCGCACACCGTCACTCGGGCCTCTCCGGCTTCGTCGGGTCCACGTCGTCCTCCCAGCCGCCGTCGAGTTGCGCCGAGAGACGCACCTCGATCGGCGCGCCCGTCGTCTCCGCGTTGCGCAGCGCCACGAGGTGTGCGAGTGCCTTCGTCTCCGCGTGCGCCCACTGCGCGGCCACGCTGTGGTAGGTCTCCTCGAGCTTGAACTTGCCCTCTGCGTGCGCGCGGTCGATCCGCACGCGTTGGTGCCGCGCCGCGTGAAGCGCGTGCAACGCCTTGTCGGCCTCGGTCGGCTGCGTCGCCGCTTCCGCCCTCACCGCGGCGGCGGCGGCTTCGTCGGCCGCGTCGAAGAAAACGTGCGCGGCGGCGAAGCGCGAGCACGCGCCGTGCGTGAGCCCCTGCGGCTTCCACCCCGGGGGTGCGCCGCCGTGATTCTCGCACCCGTCAAGAAAGTGCCCCTTCGCGTCGAGCGCGCGGTTCGCCTGACACCGCCGGCCGTTGGCGAGCGGCGTCAGGCACTTCACGCGGCGTCGGTGTCCGGCCATCGGAACCCCTCGGTTGTCGATCGCGCGCGGGGGCACACCGACACAGCGGGCGACGCGTCACACGGGTGCGCGTGCTACGCGTGCGCCCACTGGCTCCACTCGCCCTGGTAGTCCTCGTCGTCGAGTATGTCATCTGCGGCCCACGCGAACACGGCCGCGGGCGGGAACCGCACGCCCGCGGGCCACGCCACCGTCCGCCCGTACTCCACGTGATGCCCGCGCGGCAGGAGGAGGTAGACCGCGGAGCCGTCCGGGTGCTCCCACACGGGGCCCTGCGCGCGTCGAGCGGCTACCACGCGCCCCCGCGCAGTACCAGGAGCGTCCTGGTGAGGCGCGAGCCATCGCACCCGACGCGCCTCCACTCGCCTGGGTCGCCGCGCTCCATCGCCGCCGGCACCACCGCGCCCTCGTCGACGAGCCAGCCCGCGGAGCAGCCGCTGCACCGATAGAGGATCACGCGGCCACCTCGACCACGCGGAGATTCCCTGGGCTCGCGTCGAGCACGTCGCCGCTCACGTGGACGACGCGCTCGGTCGCGAGGAGCGGCCTGCGGAGGAGCTCGCGCTCGGCGACGATCTCGGCGTAGGGCCGGCCGCGCTGCTCCCACCCGCGCGAGGTCACGCGGAGCGGCTCGCCGCGGGGGCCGTCGAGGCGGAGGGTCAGCGAGCGGAGAGAGGAGCGCGGTCCGGGGGCGCG